CAATCAAAGAGATGTTCGACAATGTCGCTGCTATTCCGATGAACGACGAAAAGGTTTTCATGGACTTCAACGGCACGAAGGTGCATATCGTAGAACAGTTCCATGATAAGGACGTCATCGGAATCACCAATCCCTATCTGGCTGAGACCGATAAGGAGCTGGCATATTGGAGCCTCTATCGCATTGGGTATACAGTTCAGTGCAGAAAGCACGAGTATGCTGGCCATGGTCGGGAGCTTGTTAAGACGCTCAACCTCAATGATAGCATCTGGGAGTTTCCGGCGCCAATCGTATATGTACTCAACAAAATTGGAATTTTCTAAGGAGGAATTTATCATGAATAACGTTACCACTGCATGTATTGGCATTGCTTCGTTTGCCTTATTCACAGGCATCCGTATTGCAATTGAGAATCGCCGGCGTGAAAAGGATCGCGCTATTACTCGGATGATCAAGAATTATCCGAATCCGTATGCTCAGAAGAAGTAAGGAGGAAAATATTATGAGACTCGGTAGATTCATTGAGATTCGCGAGATTGATGAAATCAATGAGGTTTCCGTAAAACACGATCCTCAGAAAAACTCTCTCGCAGATGCGCCGTTCAACCAAATTGAGCCGGAGCGCGAAATCGGCATTGATGAAGCAATGGCTATCCTCAACCGATATCGTCGTCCCCAGATGTAAGGGAATAGGGAGGGTTTCAAAACCCTCTTTATTTTTTACCCGAGACAGCCCTTTTCTCATAACAATTTCTTAAAGAATCTTTTCCAATCCAAATAGTATGAAGGGATTTCTAAGAAATCTTAGAAAAGGAGTGTTTAAAAAATGCCAAGTAGCGCACAAATTATTCCTTTCTATTCCCACCCGCATGTTCACACAGTAATCAATGACAATAGTTACTATGATGAGACTGCCGTCAACAATGATGCTCGACGTCAGCTCCCATATTCTACTGTCATCGTCACTGGTGCAGACATGGGAATAGATAACAAGTTCATTCGATTGCAGACACTTGTTGCCAAGAAGAAGATTTTTGGCGACGGTAATTACAAGAAGTATGGTCAGCCATCCATTCAGGCTGATGTTCTTCTGAATGGTAATACGAATGTCTGGTTCTGCCGTGTTCTTCCGGATAATGCAACCTATGCAAATGCAGTTGTTGTTGCATATTATCGGAAGGGCAAGATTCTCGATGAACTCCAGCAGGAGACCGGTCTCCATCGTCTCGAAGTCAAGTTCGGTGTAAAGTATGCCAACAAGCCTAAGCTTGAGGATGGCGCACTGCATGAATCGGATATCGAGGATTTTGCAAACACGCTTCGTCGTGATACAGCAGATCCTGTTACCGGTTATTCTGCAATTCCTCTCTTTTTTGTACGATCTTCCGGTCGTGGTCAGTATGGTAACCGTTATGGTATGCATATCAGCCGTAATAGCGATTCTGAAAATGAGTATGGAGCAAAGCTCTACAACTTCAATCTCATTTCAACCGAACTCGGCGGAAGCAATATCATCAACATCTTTGCAGGTAGCCTGACTGAGAATACAACGACACCAACATCTCTTCTCATTAGCGATGTTATTGGTGTTTATGAAGAGGGCCTTGCTCCCATCAGCATTATTCCGTTTACGGATAACTACACAGATCTCTTTGAATTCTATCAGAGCATTGTTACGGAGAATGCAAAGTATCTAGCAAGTGGCTCCATGAGTAAGAAGGAAGCTGCTGATCTGAAGTATGCACAGGCAATTACAGAAGAGCAGTTTGATCCTATCTTCGGTTACAAGCTGAATACGCGTTCTGCAGAAACCATTCCATATTATCACAACTATACCACAAAGTCTGGTACAGCGTATGTTGCTCCAGCACTGACCATTCCAAATACGATCGGTGCAATTAAGCCACTCAATATCTCAACCTGGAATGGTGCATATGTTGGCGCCAAGGTTCTGATGGTATCGGATCCACTCCATTCTGGTCATCGTTGGCTGTATACGGTTACGGCGATCGATAAGAATACTGGAGACATCATCTATGATGATGGTGAAGAGAGTCAGATTGATGCAGATCAGTATGATGGCGTTAACCTTTCCAATACGGCTGGCTTCATGTTCACCGGCGGACACGATGGTGATTTCCAGGAGATTACCGTCAATGGTGTCACACGTCGTCCGACAGCAGCAGAGATGAAGATTCTTCTCTCTCGTGAATATGTAAAGGCATTCCGCGGGAAGAAGGATAATAAGATTCTTTCGCCGAGTCGTATTGACCTTGATTTCATTATCGATGCAAACTACAACATGACGAATGATTCGAAGCTTCGTCTGGATACATCGATCACGTCACTGTACTATGGATCCTCTGTCCTTACGGATAAGGATAACCAGCAGCTTACAGTTCTCGGATCTGGTGCGGTATCGATGGACTTCTCGGATATCGATGTAAAGCGCGCCATGTATGACCTTAACTCATTCCGCAATCGCAATGGTGTGAGTGCTGCTGGTCTTGGTGCTGGTTGCTCACTCTATCTCGATGCTAACTTTGTTGGTGGAAATTCCGCAACACTGAGTTCGGATCTCAATGCATTCGTTAATAGTGTTTCGGATATGGTAACACGCGACACATCGATTGATATTGGTCACTATTCTATTATTGATCCAAATTCAAATCGTCGCATCAAGGTTACCGTTGCATATTACATTGCAGCAAATCTTGTCAACCATATTACGAAGTTTGGCATCAACAAGCCATTCGTCAATGCACATGCACGTCTTGTTGCAGTATCACCAACGAGCAGGTCAGCTCGTGCGGCAAATGCAATGATTGCAGATACGTTCCAGCCTTCCCTCGATCTCATCGATTGGGATGTTAAGGAAATGATCTACAAGAATCGCATCAACTATTACATTATGACCGAAGAAGGTCGTTATGTCGATCGTGCGACGCAGAGCACACGTCAGATCAAGGCATCGTATCTCCTTGAGGAGAATAATGTCCGTGTTCTCAACGTGCTGAAGAAGGGTCTTGAGAGAGCAAACCGCTCGTATCTCTACGACTATTCCGATGCAAATGTGCGTAAGGGTTATACGGATGCACAGATGAAGATTTACGAACCCTGGATCGGTACTATGGTCGAGGCACTCGAAATCTACTTTGATGCAAATGAGTTTGAACAGACGCACATGATGATGCACTGCTATGCAGCAGTTAAGTTCCGCGATATCAGTAAGAGGATTATCCTTGAAATTGATATCATGCAGCCGACGGCAGAAGGGGGTAATCGATAATGGCTATCAAGGGTGTTATTACCAGTCAGACTGGTGCTCGTCAGTTCGATGCTCCTAATCTGACGAAGTATTCTATGTTCATTGGTGGTACGAATGCAACGCACCATGCGTTGAAGAACTATTCGCCACTGATGAATGGATTTGGCCGACTTTTTATGGTTCGACAGCCATATGCAATCTCGAAGATGTTCGCTGGTAGTGATGCAAATCTCTACTCTCCCGAATCACTCTTCGTGCAGTTCAAGCATATGCTCGAATATATGCCACGCTCAATCACTGGGTTCCAGGCAAAGAACATTGACAATGCCACAACTCAGATTCAAGGTGGCTTCGCAGGACGTTCGTTCAATACACCAACGGTAACAAAGGAAACAACCAATGAATTTACCGTCGGTCTATACGAACTTGTTGGTTCTCCGATCTACACGGTTGTGGATGGTTGGATGAATGCCATTGGCGATGAGAACTCTGGTCTTGCTACTTATGGTGGTTTTATCTCCGCAGGTAAAGACGCAAATGGATTGGAAAAGAGACTCTATCGCCATGAGAATCAGACGGATGAGGGGATTCCATTTAACGAAGCAAATCATACCGCTGAATTCATCTACATTCTCCATGACCGTTCGGGTGCACAGGTAGAACGTGCCGTACTTCTTTCTGACTGCTATCCAAAGGGCATTCAGCAGAACAATGCACTTGATATGCAGACCGGTGGTGTACATGATAACGTTACCTACGATATCACGTTCAACTGCATCATGTATCGCTCACCAATCATTACTGCAATTGCAAACGACCTGCTCAAGCAGTATCGTATTGTATCGAACTCGCTCAACTTCAACCCAGAGCTTGGCGATGCAGTATATGCAAATGGGGATGCGACGAAGTTCCAGAAATCGCTTGGTGCTGTTCCGACAGACTCTGCGACTGGTACGGATATTGGTAACCTTCCTGCATTCGATGCAACGAATGCTCCGACAACGATTGTTGCTTCTCTCAAGGATATCAACGATGGTAAACTTGCAGGTCAGCAGGATCGTATGGATGGACGTTCTACAACTGGTTTTAGTGACTGATTTTACAACAGGTAATACAGAGGGGAGAAATCCCCTCTGTATTATTTATCGTATCTGACATGTTAGTTATTATATATTATATCCGTAGATGAATGTTTATGTATGATGAAGGAGGGAATCATCATGACGGATAAGACGTTTTGGATTTACAGCTATAGCCATCCTACAGAAGGTGCAATGTTCCAGGAGAATGTAAGCATTCGCGTGAACAAGGATCTGCAGACCCAGGTATATGACAGGGTTCATATCACTGGAAAGCAGGAGCACCTCGAAACCTGGAAGAGTGAGCATGACGAGCGCATTGCACTTGCGGAGAAAGCGTTCAACGAGATGCCGCTCTTCTATCACGGAAATGACGATGCTGATGAAAGGATTATCGGCGGAGTTTCGACAAAGTGGTTCAACGTACTGGAGATCCCCGGAGTGGATCCGTCCATTGCCGGCATGCAGTATTATGAGAAGCGTGAAACTCATTCGCATTGCCTGGCAATTGTGTGGAACAACTATCGCGCGGTTCGCTTTGCTGATGGGACCAAAATCGAACAGCGTATCGATGTGGCCGAAGCACGCTAACAGGAGGTATACTATGACACTCAAAGAATTGTTTGATGCCGTCAATGCGTTGGATATTGACGAGAATGGTCGCCGCAATGTTAAGCTGGTGACCATCCGCGTAGACCGCGCGAACGAGAAATTTAGCTTTGAGCGGCTGGATGGGACGGTCGTCCGCGAAGTCGTAAAGATCGGCGATACAGTAAAGTGTATTCCGGTCGACGCGACAACAAGCTACTACCGCGACTACAAGGAAGAAGAATACAACATCAATGATGATGTTAGCGTTCTTCCGACAGGGATTCGAGCATCTCTCGTGATCATCGGCGTACTCGATAAGATGTAATGGAATAGGGAGGGTTCAAAACCCTCTTTATTTTTTATTTTATATATTACTTATATATTTTTATTCCAACAATAAGTATACTTTTTGGATTCTAAGAGGAGGTTCCATTGTGCGTGAGAAATTTACATTAATCAAATCTCTCCAAGATCGAGCAAAGGAATTGGGGGATAATAAATTACCTCTTGTTGGTACTGCAGATTTTACAGCCGCGAATAACATCATGCGACAAACGATGAACATCAAGCACAAGGTTCAGCATCTTGCCATTAATGAACCTGAGTTCCCAATGATGTTTGATGGGAAGGAAAATGTAGAGGGAAAATACTCTACATACTACACAGAAGCAAAAAAGAAATATAAAGTCATCGATATTATCAAGAAATATGATCAGCGATTCAAAGGGAATGTAAAGTTCGCTCTCATGTTCCTTTACAATGAAGATGATGATGAATATCGAGTTGTAGAACGTAGAGAAGTTGAAAATCTCTCAGAACATTTTGGATTCAAATATAATAACGAATATTTCGATGCATGTCAAATTGGCGATGTTATCGACGAAGGGGATATCATTGCGAAGTCTCCATCCTATATGGATGATGAGCTTGTCGGATGTGGTGTAAACGGTCGTATTGTATTTGCAACAGACCCATGGGTACAGGATGACGCAATCTGTATTTCTGAATCATTTGCAAAACGAATGTCGGTTTCGGATGTAACATCTCTTTCTATTCCGGTCAACGATGATACTATTCTATTGAATTTATATGGGGATGATAAAAATTATCGACCTCTCCCGGATATTGGTGAACATGTTAAGGGTGGTATTGTATGTGCGTCTCGCATTCTACGCCCGCAGAAGATGTTCTCCGACTTCCGCGATTCCATGTTAAGCAGCATCAATCTACAATCCGATTCCATTTTCTACGGCGATGGTGTTGTTGTTGATATCAATGTCTATTGTAACAATAAGAAGATTTCAACCAATCGGACAAATAAACAGGTATTGGATTATTTACAAGAGTCGAAATACTTCTATTCCAAAGTATATCGTCGCTGTAAAGCAATCATGAATCAGAATCCGAAGAATGTGGATCGTGAGATTGGTCACTGGTTGCGACTGGCAATCAATAATTTGGATGAAGATGCTATTTGGGCATTCAATGATAATACCTTCTCTAATATCATGATTGAAATTCTTCTTGTAAATGAAAACTTCCTAAACTTGGGTCGTAAACTCACGGGACGTCATGGTAATAAAACGGTCATATCTCGGATTATTCCGGATGACCAGATGATGTATTTAACCGAAGATACATTTACAGACGAATACGGAGTTGTCCATCCAAAGGGTGAAAAAATTCCAGTTGAGCTCATCACAAATCCGTTGGCAATCATCAATCGAACAATTCCAATGGCAATGTTTGAAACATCGGTTACATTTATATTGGATAAAGTATCTCGTGCAATGCGAAAATTACCATTCGATGAGGCTCGAGATCTGATGTTTGATGTATTGGAAACATTGAATCCGACGTTTGCGAAAGAATACAAAGAAGATGTATATGATAAGTTATCTGATCGAGATAAACGAATTGCAATCGAAGATGCAGCAAAGGGAGAAATCTCTATTCGTTGGGATGCATTCGATGACTCAAATAGCTGGAGAGATAATATCCTCAAATGTTATGAAAAATTTCCAGATATTCTGAAACCATATCACATCTTCCGCCCAAAGAAAGAATGGGGCAGAGATGTGTTTGTCGGAGAAGGGCATATTGGACTGCAATATATGTATATGCTAAAGCAGTCTGGAGAGCGTGGTTATTCCGTTCGATCTGCTGGGTCCATCAACAACACATCACTGCCAGAACGTAGCAATGATAAAAAGATTGGGAAATCACATCATTCATCAACGCCAATTCGATTTGGCGAATATGAATTACCGAACTTCTTGATTGCAATTAATCCAGAGGATTATGCGCTTATCACTGCCCTCTATAGATCTTCTGTGGACGGTAGACGTTTCATGTATGAAGCAATTCTATCCGATGATGGACGTTATGAAATTCCAAATGATTTTACATCACGTACATCTGAAGTATTGGAAGTATACATGAAATCGTTGGGCATTAAGATGTCTACGGTCTTTGATGAGGATGAGTGGATTAGTGATGGTACGGAAAATAAGCTTATCGGATATAAGCTAAAACAAGAAATTCTTTTCTGTACCATGGATGAAATGTACTATCTCAAGAAGCTAAAAAAGGTATATAAGAGATACCAGAAAGAATCGCCGAATAATATCGATGATACAGAGCTTGCTTGGGATTACATCATGGAACATCTTCCGTTTAAGAAGAAATTCTTAACCGATAATATTGTTAAATTATTTAAGAATAACATTCAGCTGTTTTCATAAGGAGGAACGTATGGATATTTTAACATCATTTCACATCAATGTGATTATCATCCTATTCTATCTTGCTCTATTCATTATTGGGTTGAATCAATATTTCACAAGATCAAATCCGTCAACGGAATGTGATATTGCAGCAAAAAAGGTTGCATATTCCAAAGCATTACTGGAGTTTCTTAATGATCTTATCATTACGGAAACAGCAGCTCAATTTAAGACAATAAAAGACGGCAAGGGAATCGATCGGATTACAGAGGCAAATGTAAAAAATATTGCCATGGATATTTCAAAAACGATCTACAAAGTCATCTCATATAAGAATGGGGTTCATTGGGATTGTTTGATGTTTGATCGTGACTATTTAGATCAGTTTATCATCAATACAACTATTCAAGCAGTCAAAGGTGCTGTACAGGTTGAATTGAATCGAATTTAAGGAGGATATTACGATGGATGAAATGAAGAATGATAAGCCGGAGGTTGAGGTTGCCATCGATCTGGATGGTGGAGAAAACCATCAGATGATTGATGAGGATACCGAACTTAAAGATATCGATATCAAAGGTATCGAGAAGCTCATGCGAAATGTGAAAGATATGCTATCCATTGTTGAACAGCGTTGGGCGGCAACGCGAGATGAGTTTAAACTCTCCATGGATAATATCAACAAAGCGATGGCATATAATTCACAGCATGCAGAGCACAAGCCGGAGGATTGGCCCGAAGATACACCATTCGATGCATTTAATGGCATCGATAAAATGACAGAAGAAGAGGCGGAGGAAATCTTTGGGAAGGAAGCTCCGATCATTGGCGTAACACATGATATCACCAAGTCGCGAATTAAAGAAACGCTGGATGACTTCTATACATGGACCTCTTGTATGCAAGAATATCGTGAGGTGACGAATACATACAACGAGCTTCAGGAAATCAAGGAAGATGCCTATATCCAAGAACTGACAAATATCTATGAGAATGAAACAGATCCTGAAAAGAAAGCTGAAATGAAAAAGTCTCTGGATGAATATCATCGTATGAAGACCCTTGAATTTATTCATGATTGGCTCGACGATGAAACAATTAAACGTGTCAAGGAAATGATGCACGATTCCAAGAAGGCTACCTATCTAATCAATCGCGGTCGTGATAAACTGAAGCAGCTTGGAATCTCACAAAGTTTTCTTCTTGAAATTGCCCAATATGAGTCACGCTTCATGAATCAGGATAAGTCTCTGGATAACGTAATTCTGAGTACATTCATGAACAAGATTGTTTATAACTCTCTTGTGAATGATATCAAGCTTCGTTCTCAGGCGGCAGCATTTGTAATTGGGATGGATCGGATGGTTCGTGGCAATATCAAACAGGAACTGAAAGATGCAATCAACAATAACCTCATTACGTTTGTAGCAAAGTTTTAAATAACTAGATGGAAGGGGAATGTTCCCCTTCCATATTTTTTATTAAAAATATATATTATCATAATATGATGATATTTTATAAATAGGAGGATGTTATTATGGATTTTATTACCAACAACACATTCGAGGTATATACTGCAGACAATGAGGGAGGTGCGAAGGATCTCATTAATCGATTTAGTATTCTCATTAATGATCTGAATGAGATTTATGTGACGAGCGTATATCCGAAGCATCTCCTTGCAGCATTCTGTTTCTATGATATTGAGTTTCGTAAACTCTGGAATGCAATGAACCATCAACGTCTTGGTGGGTATAAACTTGTGGAGAATAAAGCAGTTGACGGAACGAGTCAATTGACACTTCGAACAATCCAGCGCGCATTCTGTGAAGTATATCGTCGGGTGCGCACAAGCTCAATTTGGATGGATGAGAAAAAGAATGTATATATGCCGATTCCTGTGTATTTCCCAGATTTCGTATATATGATGACAGAAGTATCTCAGGATTGGGATCGAGCAATGGAGATTTGCAAGGATGATGATACATCAGTCCTGGATGTAAGAAATGATATCAATAATATCCTTCATGTCGGTAGCAATACATTTGTTGTGGTTGAAGCAATGGAATCGGAATTTATTGTCGACCTCAACAAAAATGAATGGTATTGGGATGGCGAAGATATTCCAATTTCATATCCAGTGCAACAGAAGGAGAATTAATGAAAGCCATCGACCGTTACAACAAGTTTAAATCTTCCCAATTTTCGGATGTTATTTTGGCAATTCGAAAAGGAGCAATCCAATGCGGTAGATATGCTCATCTTGGAAAAACAAAGAAGAGTATTGACCTAAAAGAGAAAGGGGTATTATTCGATGAACGACGATAAGAATATGGAACTCAATGAGGAGGATGTTGTGATTAATCCGAACAACTATGCGAAGTACGGGATTAAAAAGAAGCAAACTCCGCAGGAAGTCATGGAATCTACAGATGAGAATTCTAAGAAAGTTGAATATTTTACAGAGTAACATATAGAGGGAAATTTCCCTCTATATATTAATCGTATTTCCTTCAAGTTCAGTGATATATTATCATTGTAGAGATAAGTGTCAATTCTATCTATATTAGGAGGAAATATCATGAATGACATTCTCAAAGCCGCGGGAATTGCAGCGGCAACTATCGTTGGTATGTATGCAGGCGCGGTTGCATGCGCGGTCGCCACCGGTGCACTCCTCAAGAGGGGCGAGGAGAAGCAGGTTGAAGAGGCGCCGAAGCAGGAGCAGCCTCAGGCTCAGGTTGCTGGCTGATCAAAAAAATAGGGGAGGGTTCAATACCCTCCTTTATTTTTTATTAAAATTCAAATACTTCAGGCTCGATATATTTCTTTTTGTAGAATTCTGTTTTCTTACGTTTTGGAAAAATCTGCGTAAATGGGAATAGAATTTCTTTATCCAATACAACTGCAAATTGTGTATGTTCCGTTGGTTTATCATGTGGATGACATGTTTCTGTATGACAAATATAATGGGAATCTCCTACCATTTCAAGGTTTTCTTTCAACTCACAAATCGGACAGTTCATTTAAAGTTTCCCTCCTTATTAAAGGAATGATCGATAGAGAAAGGTTGATCGTATGAATTTCTTAGAATTCAAAAATCTTCCCTATGGATTTTATGAATTGGATAACGACAAAGTTCTATTTACAGAAAATGCAAAATATGGCTCTGTCGATTTCATGAAATTAAATGCGCGACAAATTCGTTTACCTGATGGTCGCGGTAATATTGTGTTTTTGTTATCCAATACGTTTGAACATGGGTTAGATATACTAAAGTCTGGAACATTTGTTGTTCCTCCAACATATCGCAAATTCTTTTTCCCGCCAGTAAATGTTGGGTCTTTCATGGGAAAACGATTCCGCATGAATCTACTCCAAAAACAGCAAAAACGATTTGCATTTGTTAAAGAGCATTTTCCAACATTACAACCAGTACCAACACGTACACTCGCTCCAACAATTATGAATACATTCGTAAATCTATCCGATCTCTATGAATGTGTAAATCATATTGCTGTACGATATCCAATCAAACGATTGTATCAAGAATATTTTAAAAACTTAAAAGAAATTGTTGATCAAATGACTCCACCGACTGTTGTGGAAAACGATGAGGGGATACCTCCCAATCCAGAAGATAACAATCGTCTTTGGATTATTGATGTTAACCAATTCCGTTTTGAATCATTGGATGTGCAGACGTATAAAACAAATCCTCTCTTTTTGCTTTATTATGCATATCTTCGGGATAAAGATTTGAGCGGTTATGAAATTGATCAGGACATGATGATCTGTTCCTCGAAGTTTGTCATGAAATTTAACCCATCACAAATGACGAGAGAAAATATAGGTGAATTCAGGCGAGCTCTTTTCCGTATTATGAATGCGGATTTAGAGAAAGCAGTTACCGATCTCCCGCCCGATGAAAAGGAACGCGAGATTGGAGAAACGCCGGATTCAGATAAACTTGAGCAGGAGATTGATAAACATACTTCTCTGATTGCTCCAGACATCAAGAAGGACACCGAAAAGGTATTAAAGAATTCGATTGCAAAAAAGGTACAACAGAAGAAAGAAGAGCGAGAAGTAACACTTCCGAAGGCTCCAGCATCTGATGTACCGCCGGATATGGAATCCCAGAAAAAGAAATCATTATTTCAATCCGTCATTCCGGATGATCGACCCGAAGATGATTCTGATGACGAGTATGATGATTATGGGGATACTCCCAACGAAGAAGATGAAGAAGATACTGCCGAAGATGTTACTGATAGCTCCGATGATGAAGAAGTAAAAGATGAAGTGAATGAAGAAATTCAAGATAAAATCATTCCCATCAAAGATACGACATCATCTCCTGTTAATTCGGCACGCGATCTAAAACTTCGAGAAGAGCAAAAGAAGATCATGGTTCGAGATTCCACGATTGAAACCATTCTTGCGCGTGATACATCAAACGTTCCGATCGAAGAAGAAGATAAAGCAGCACAATTGAAGACAGCAAATCCAAACGTTAAAAAGGTGAAGTTTGCCAACTTCGAAAAAACATATCTGTCCAAGTTATTCCATAAGGATATGGTTTCTTGTTTCGATATGTTAAAGGACAAGAATAATCCATTCTACATTACTGGTGTCGAGATTGAAGATACATCAACGCCGGAAGATGTAAAAGAAACATGGCATGTTCATCTAACGAATGGAGATAAAAAACGTTCCACCATCAGTATTGATGTACCAAAATTCTATCAGAATAAATATATGATTATTGGTGGAAATAAGTATATCATTCTGAAACAAAATTTCTACAATCCGCTGGTAAAAGATACGGATGATACCGTCATCATGACAACAAATTTCAACAAGGTGACCATTACACGAAAGGCAACTAAATCATTGTCTCCGGTCGAAAAACTGTTTTCGTTCATTCGAAAGACAAACAGTCCTCTCTTCACTGCAGGCGATTCAACAAAGGATAATGATCGTTATATTTCCACATTGGAATATGATGAATTTGCTCGTCGAATTTTTAAATTCGAAACGGAAACATGCCACATTTTCTTTTCACGAAAATATATTGAATCCAATCTTATGGACCGAATTCCCCATGATATCAAGGGAGATGAATTCTTCATTGGATGGGAAAATGATACACCAATCCTCATCAATGAAGATAGTGGATTGGATCAAAAAGATCGTAGTATCTATGACATTATCGCTGCAAATCTTTCCGAAGATCAACAGAAGATTCTACAATCCATCAAAGCTCCAAAACAATCCATGTATGTAGAAGCTAAGATGGCTGGCATCTTTGTACCAATGGCAATTATCATCACCAGTTGGGTTGGATTCGAAGAGCTCTTGAAACACATGGGCATCAAATACGAATTCATGGATGGTGTAAAGAAGATTCCAACCGACAACAGTCGTTATTATCTCCGATTCAAAGATGGTATTCTTGCGTATGAGAAGAAGATGTTTGCTGAGCTTCTCTTGAACGGATTGAACAAATTGAATTTGGATCAGATGGAGTTTGCTTCACTGAATGACCGTGAAAGTGTTGCCGATTATATTAAGACACTCTTTGGTACATACAACGGAATGAATGAGTTGTATAACTTCTATGAATTTATGATGGATCCAATTACCGTTGATATTTGTAAAGATCTCCTTCTTCCAACGAATATCATCGATCTTTGTATCCATGCAACAAAACTTCTTTCCGATAACAAAAAAGTATCAAAGGTATATGATTATTCCTTCCGCACACGATCGATTGAAATCATTCCGGCGATGTTGTATTCACTGATAGCTGCACAATATAAAGCTCACGTGAAATCTGGTGGACGATTACCGATGACATTGAAGCGAGAAGCGTTGATTTCAAAACTCATTCAAGAAAAGACTGTGGATGAATACTCAACACTGAATCCATCTTCAGAGATGACAAAAACCCATGTAATTTCCATGAAAGGATATCGTGGTTCAAACTCAGAGTATGCATACGATAAGCAGAAAAGAGCATACGATCCCACTGCCATTGGAAAGTTGTCAATGTCTACATCTCCTGATGGAAACGTTGGTATCAACCGATATTTGACGGCAGAGCCAAACATTCGGAATGCCCGCGGATATCGTGATCCTGTCGATGATGTTGATACATTCAAAGATGTTAATGTATTCGACCCAATTGAACTATTAACCCCCGGAGCAGTACGACAAGATGACCCAGTACGTACAGCAATTGCCGGAAAACAATCAGGTCACGTTGTCCCAACTGTTGGATCACAAGCATCGTTAATTTCAAATGGATTTGACGAAGCAGTTCAATTTCATCTTTCCAATGACTTCGTTATCAATGCCGAAGAAGATGGAGAAGTTGTTGATGTCAATGAAGAAACTGGATTTATTATGGTCAAATATAAGTCTGGGAAACATCAGGCAATTAATTTGAATCATGATATTGTTAAGAACTCTGGTGGCGGATTCTACATGTCCAATACATTGAAACCGACATTAACAAAGGTTGGTGCAAAGTTCAAAGCAAATGCGATTCTGGCATATCATCCAAAATATTTCAACTATTCTCCGCTTACTGGTCTTCGCTATTCCATGGGCCCATTGGCAAAAGTTGCATTCCTAAATACATACAATACCTATGAAGATGCTGGTTTCATTACTGAAGAATTTGGACGAAAATTGGAAACAGCAATTGTCTATAAACAGGAAGCTACGTTCAAAGCAGGATCCAATATTCTTGAAATGAAACAGATTGGTGATCATGTCGTCATTGGTGATGCATTGATGAAATTCACAAATTCTTTCGATGACAAAGAGATCATGAAGTACTTAACAAAGTTAAGTGATGAAAGTGATCGTGAAATGTTAGAGGAAGAAATCAACAACGAAGTGAAAGCTCGTCATGCTGGCAAGATCATTGACATCAAAGTATATACGCGACTTGATCCATCAAATTTGTCGGATTCTCTCGGAGATATTGTTCAGAAATATTTCGATAAAGGAAATAAGAAGAAAGAATATCTCAAATCATTCGATCCATCGGATGGAGCAATTCATGCTGGATATCTTGTTACAGATAACACCGCACCGTTAGTAAACCGATATAACATGGTGAAGAAGCATAAGGGCATTGATGTTCTGATCGAGTTCTATATCGAGCATGGTGATACTTGCGGTGTTGGCGACAAGATTGCACTTTACTCTGCAAATAAACAAGTCATCTCAGAAGTATGTCCCGAAGGATATGAACCATATTCGGAATTCCGCCCTGATGAGAATGTCGACGTTTTTTGCAGCCCAGTAACCATTTCACGTCGTATGACAAAATCTTCCGAATTCCTACTTGCTACCGGAAAGGTATTAGTGGAATTGAAACGACGTGTCAAATCGATGATTAAGTTTGGTCAGTAGATTTAGGAAGGAGGGAATTCCCTCCTTCCTTTTTTATTCTATGATGAACCCATAGTTATAATACGCTCGGAAGAGGTGATTTGTTTATGGCAATTGATGGAAATCGATTGGGGTATGATGGATCTTTAACGGTTGATGAATATGGGAATAATAAAATTATCGAAACGCCAGAGATGATTCGAAATATCATTACATGGATTTTATTTGCAACACCAGGATCCTATCCGTCCATTCCACAATTAGGATTGAATATTCGAGAATTGCTGTATAGTCATTATGATGATTTAGATCCAAATCAATTGGCAAATCGCATTATTGCGCAATGTGAAGAATTGTCTTATTATTTCAATAAAAAAGAATTATCGGTACGGAAACAAAAATACTACAATCGCCCTGCAATCTATATCAACATTACCATTAGCGGCAATGTATATGGAGCAAACGATGATCATAGCAGCAATTATACGATTCTTGCAGCAATTGATGAAATGAATGAGTTGTTTATTGATGTCGATAGTTCTCCCTATAAGAAGAAATCAAAACTTCCAACGGAAAAGATTATCACAACATCCAATGAAAAATTGCAATCCATTCCATTGAAGATTCGGATCTGATTGGAGGTATCCTATGAAAGTTATTAATCGGAAAGAAGTAGAAGATCTCATTTATCGCGTCTTTGATAAATTGGATCCTACCGGCATTAATACCGATCATTATCGGAATATTTTCTCTGTTATGAAAGATGAAGAGTTTGCAAAATTTATGAAATCATTCTTGGATGATGAAAAGGATAATTTTGCATTCCAGCTCATCGATTATGAAAATAAACTTGATATGCAGAATTGTGAAAATGCTGCAAATGAATTGAAAATTCCACTCATGGAATATGTTTATCTTCCCCATCTAAATCGCGACCATAACAATGTTGTTGTTACGAAAGAAAAATGTCTGGTTGGATATTACAATGTAAAACGTACGCAGCAGATGCTTCATAAGAAAAATGGTATGACCATTAACAATGAAAAGGTATCCATGCTGACAGGACAGGTTATCAACGAAGATAAGAATTCGCGAAACAGTGATATTGAAGCAACAATGCTTGTCTCGATCGGTGCAGATAAAATCCTGCAAGAGTTACACGGACCACGTTCCGATGATATGGTTATGAAACGTGAGATGGAGAAATCCATTGCGCAGGATGGATACGTTGAGTTAGAATCCCTCACAAATGATCCTCGTAACAAAACAACGCTGAATACCGTCAATACCTATCTATTGGCTGCAGCATTGAAAACAGACTTGATTACAGATAGTTATATTCTTCCAAAAACACAAGAAGATATGGGTGTTTGATCGAGTAAATAAGATATTGGGAGCAACACTAAAATATAAAGTCGTGCTCCAAACGTATATATTGTAAGTTTGAGAATAAGGAGAGATATCCATGGTAAAAATTCAAGTTCTTGGCAACGGTCTCATTCCTCGTATGGGAATGCTTGCTCCAATCACGGAACCATTTCCGGTGGGTCGTATGACTGCTGCAACAATTCTGCAGACATCACCGAATCTCACGGTGAATTATCTCAATCCGAATGATGGGAAGTTCCATGCTCTGACCAATCAGAACATCACGCGAGTATTCGATGAGTTTGAGGATTATGAAGCTGCCACTACAGTAGAGGCGCCAGCGGAAGCACCGGTTGTGAATGAAACTCCCAATGAAACTCCCGCCGAAGTAAGTGCACCGACATCTCCTGCAGAACCGGAAGTAAATGATGCTCCAGTTGAATCTGATAAAAGCGAAATGGTTTCGGAGAATACGGAGTCGGATGAAACTCCAGAAAATACGGAAGATGTAGAAGAGAATGACGATCTTTCACCTGTCGAGGGTCGTAATTCAAAGAAGAAGAATAAGAGACACTAATCCAACAGATAAAAGGAGGGGATTTGTCCCCTCTTTTTATCTCTTATTTTATGATGAAAAGGAATGAATGAATTTTGGAAAAACCAGTTGTCGTTACCATCGACTTTAACAACTTTCTATTTCAATCATATTATGGAGAAAAACTTTACAATAGCAAAGGTCAAAATGTAAATGCTATTCGAGGATTCTTTTATAAATTGCGCGAATTGAAAGAAGCATTGAATCCAAATTATATCGTGATATGTAATGATGTCAGTCGCGAATCGACATTCCGACGGAAGCTATGTAAAACATATAAAGCGAACCGAAAACAGAAAGATGATGATATTTTATTTCAAATGAAATACACTCTTCATCTTTGCGGGCTACTAGGATATCCAATCATCAATCATGTTGAGTATGAGGCAGATGATGTCCTCGGCATGATATCTCGATATTGTATGGATCATGATATGTATTGCATTCTTGTCTCATCTGATAAAGATCTCTATCAATTAGTGAATGATAGTGTCTATGTATATTCCCCCCGAAACAAAGAGTATGTTGATGGGGGATGGTTGATGGAAAAGTATAGCTTAACACCAGATCAGTGGATTGAATTGAAGGTTATCCAAGGAGATCATTCCGATAATATCGTTGGGATTCCAGGAATTGGAGAAGTGACCGCATTAAAGCTTATGCGAGAATATCATTCGATTGAAAATATTTACAATCATTTGAATGAATTACAAGCTCGAACCAAAATGCTACTCGAGAATGGAAAAGATTCCATTCCATTAACAAAGACACTGGTAACAATTATTACAGACTTTACAAAATTAAATATCAATGAGGAATCATTCCAAAGAAAACCAATTGCATACGATGGAATCGATGCTGTATTATCTGAACTTGAGATATACTCACTAAGGGATATCATGCAGTACTCGTTATATAAATGACACGATATGAAGGAGTGACTATAATGATTCAGTGTATTTGTGAATCAAAGCTTTCCACAAGTTATGTGTTTCAAGATATTTGTGAAAAGTTGCAAGGGAATAGTGATCCAATGGTGCGAGCTGTGGATCTGATTAAGAATGCAAAGCATTTGACGATTGATGATATTGAAGGAATTTATATTCAGCTGAAGCAGTATACAAATTCTCTATCGAGAGCAGCGATTTCAAAATTTGAAAATGGGAATATCATTCTTCTCTATAATGATAATCCTGCAAATTCATTGACACAGACATTGCCATTCATGACATTTCGTCGAGCGGATACATATATCACATATCTGTTCATCGATCGTTTTGTGACGCACAATAAAGCAGGTGTCATGAATATCAGTGTCCCAATTCTTCATGATCTTCTCGTCGGTGCAGCCATTAGTAATGCACTGTATACGGACTATGCTCGGCTGACACAATCTCCATATTTAGAGAATACGCTGATGGAATCTTATATGGAGCTTTTTGTACGTATCCTCAATCGGGAATATGCAATTGGAACCGACAAACGTATTTTTGAATCGGCAAAATACTATATTCGAAAATTCTTCCTCATTCATATTTTCGGTTCCATTCATCCAATGGAGACCATTGATCAGGAAGCACTGGCGAAGCTAACGCATCTTAATGAAATGGATATCCAGCTTCTTAAATCCAATTGGGCAAATGCAAATCCGTCTGATATTCGTGGACTATTAGAACTATTAACAGAGCTTACGCCGCGAATGAAAACATTGGAACTTGGATCATTCCTATCGCAGTGGATCAATATGTATTACATGCCTGCGTTATTTGCAGTGGATACGATCGAGTATGTCATCTTTGCCGTTCTCACAATTCTGAATGGCAATAACATCATTTCGATTGGTGCTGCAAATACAATCAAAGATATTCGGAATATTAATTCCATTCGTGAGGAACTTTTGAAGTTAATTCAGGTGAATTAATTTCATTAGAAAAGGAGATATACTTTTATGATTCAGCGTGTAATTGATCAGGTTGAAATTCCGGAGGATATTGCAAAAGAACTATCCGATCTTCTTGTAAAGCAGGTTGTTCGGGAACGTGTACTTCTTGCATCGCTGTCCGATCCAGTAAAGTTTGAAGAAGCAGAAAAGCTTGTTCTTCCGATTACAGAAAAGATTGAAGCAATGAAGACACGAATTACACAGTCTTATATCCCTGAGAAGTATAATGATTCTAAATATATTTGGAATTATAACGGATATGCGGTTTCTCAGAATAAGATTGAAATCATTGAATCTGCGTGATGAAAATGAGAAGGGAATATTCCCTTCTCATTTATTATTTCATTGAAAGGAAATCAATATGCATAATCTCAAATTATTTGAAGAAGACTTTGATATCATCCATGGAGTATCTTTTGGGTATAAATATTGTGAGGATAATTTATACATTTATGGATCTCCACATGGATATATTATCGGATTGTATGATTTGAATTATGAAAATCGATGGAAATGGTTGTCTGAAAATGTTTATGATAGCCTTTTGGCCATAAAGCCGGATCTTACGAAAGGTGAGATCTATGATATTTACAAAGCCATCATTCATCTTTCCCGGCGTTATCCTACGTATTCGCCAATTCTGAAAGTTACACAGTCTATGTGTAATCAGTTCCAAAAATTGATTACTGCATATCGAGATCTCACGGTTGAATCAACATTAGAGGAATATCATAACTTGAGAAAAAGTTTCATTAAAAAATTCAATTGGGCAACGTATCATTTTCTGATCAATTCAATTTATGAGTATGATTTTAACCAAGATTATGCAGCAGAATATTTCAATGAATACATGGAACGTCGGGTTGATAATGAAGTTATATGTATGAAATATTATGATGAACATTATAGGTTCGGGTGATAGAATGAGAGGGGATATCCCCTCTCATTCTTTTTTATCAATTCACGGAATATATAAAGTGATTGATAAGGAGTAGATGATATTCAATGGATACATTATATGATGTGCTGAATAAATATAAAGATAAAATTCACAATCAGCCGAAAGATTCGGATGCATTTTATACCATGACAAATGGTGCCCGTATACGTATTCATCGTTTGAATACCGAAGCAACGAAGTGTACCATCGCAATCGGTACAGGAGTTGTCGAGACAGGCGAAACAATTTACATGGATAATGATAATATTCTGATGGGGTTGACCATCTATCCGAAGGCAACATTAAAAATTACAAAACAATTGTTATTGAACCACGGATGTTCGGTTGAATGCAATGGCGGTTTGATTATTGAAAAACGAGCTCGATTGTATTTGCGTGGAAATAAATCCAATGTCGTTGCATCAAATACCAGCACCGTGACGATTGATAATAGTTCAGATGTTATTGTCAACGAAGGGTCACTGTGTGAAATATTTGGTTCCATCAATATCGATGTTTCTCGTTTACGCGTATTGAAGAACAATCCTCGTTTTATTCTTGCTGACGGTATCGATTTACGAATTACAAATATTCCGGAACTGAAAGATGTTTATACCCTCAATCAATATCTAAAATCACTTCATAGTCAAAATTTAACGCCAAATAGCATTGGGGAAAAAGTATACAACGGTGGAAAATCCATTATTGGACATTCTTATGTGTATGGAGATTATGCGGCCAATTTCTGGGGATGTGATGTTCGATTATTCAAAGGTGATATCATTCTTGGAAACTTCCATGCTCTTTTCTATGGAAGTGTCGGTACCAATTGTGAATCATATGAGTGTGCAAAAGAATATAAAGATTCACACTATTTCAGAAATTTAACCATTGAAAAATCAGCAACACTTCATATTGTAGATAAAGTAAAAGAATCCAATACGTATATGCCAGGATTATATATCGGATATTCTTCGAAAGAAGCAAAGAAATCTTCCATGAATGATCATGCAAAATGTGATGTATATGGAAAGTTAATTTGTCATGGAACCGATAGTGTTATAATATTGGATAATGCCGTATTTACAATCATGGAAGATGCTGAAGTATATCTTTATGATCATGCAACATTCAAATTACGAAATCATGGTATTCTGAAAATCGACGGAACGCTTCGTATCGATTCAATTGATCGTATGGTTGGATTTATGCCAGATGATATCATCTTTGGTAAGAATGGTCGACTCATCATCGAGAATACAGATCATACGGAAGATTTTATTTGGTTGGAAACACCAGTCGGATTTAAATCCCATAAAATTCATCAACTGATTACAGGAGATACTATACAACATCTTACCGTTAAATTCAATAAACATATTGGAATTAAATTGGATACCTATAAAAAATATTTTGGAAGAGATATTCCTTATTGGTTTTTCGGGAAACGATTTGAGGAATGTATTGCAGAAGGAATTTTCGAATGGGATTGCGGATTCATTGAATTGGATTATTCCATCTTTGAATGGCTGACACATGAATCGAATCTAAAAGATGTTGGTATTCTTTTTGATACACATGCATCTTATGGGGTAGAACGATTGCAGGAATTGGTATCAAAAATTCATACATTCGATAATATCAATTGCATTATTTTTAAATTCATCTCTAGAAAACATGTTAAGCGAATTCCATTGTATTTGAAGAATATCAATATTCGGCATTTTTATTACAACGGAATGAATGATAAATACATTCTTAAAACAAATAACGATGGAATGTTATATCTGACCAATACAGAAGTCCATGACGTAACAAAGAATTATTTGCAAAAGGAAATTATTTACCATAATGAAACAGAATTCAATGTGAAATAAATATGGAAGGGGAGAAATCCCCTTCCATATTTCATCAACTATGAAGCCATTCGGAAATCATATTCTTTGATTTACTCAGGATGCGTTTGTCTGTGAGAGGCTGTACAAAGATATTTGCATTCTCCTGAACTACAGCACTATCTCCGCACATACCAATGATATTTGATTCATCAATATGGAATGATTCGCAGAGAAGTTTCATTTCATCGGAATTGGAACGAAGCATTTCACGAAGCTCATCGAATGTGACAAGTGTACCACCGAAGGTTTCTTGGAAATGTTTTGTCTGGTTTGCAGATTCCATCAACGGTTGATTGAGTTCTGCAAGTGCATCTGAGTGAGAAGGATAATTGACCCAGTCATATGTAATAAGGCGTGTCAGAATAATGGTTGGTTTACCCTCCACATTCGTCATATTACCAAATACACGCGCACTGAATCCAGGAACGATCTTTCCGTCAATGATCTTGACCGCCATGTTACGCCCACATTCAGTGCCATTATCTGTCTGAATATGTGCCCTTAGTTTATTTCCCTCACAACGAGGATTTCGAATGTAATGAGATGCACGCCCAAGGTCTGTTGCCGTAAGACGGGTAATTGGCAATTTCTGTCCATCAATCATTGGACTTGGATGATCTTCTTCACCTTGCCAACAATTCCGTTTTCGCTGATCGGTAACATATGGATCTGTTTGCACCATCGTCCACACATTATCCTGTAGATAATTTCTACCGTTACGATTCAGAACACCAAACGATTGTAGAATGGATTCAAAGTCAACAATCGGGAATCCATTGGATCCTTCTCGCACAGTATATCCAAAGTTTTCATAATCCTCAGGGAATGACGTTTGTTCTGAAATGTAACATAATCCATCTGTTAATTGTTTCATTTTGAATCCCTCCAATTAACCGAGGACAATATCATCATCCGATGTTTTGTCATTCTTTGTATCGTCTTTGGAATCCTTCGTATCCTTTTCAACATCTTCTGCTGCTTCTTTTTCCGTGTCAATCAACTGCGCACGAAGCTTTTCGCTCTTCTTGCGAAGTTCATCAACAGAAGCCTGCTGCTTTTTCAGAATTTCTTCCTTCTTATCATCATCGATGTTCTTTCGATTCTTAAGCTGTTCCATATTACGTTCAATGAGACGAATCTGCTCTTCAAGTTCCATGATTGTATTTACTTTACGACGATATCGGATGGCAACAATACACTGGATGAGGGGAATGATTCCAAACAACGTACGCTTTACAATGGTGAATATATTCTTTCCAGTTTTGAGGATTGTGCCGAGGCTGTCAAAGATTTGAAAAATATTATTTGTCACCATAGTAACAGCCGCAGCATTTTCATGGACAGGAAGAACCATGTTCTCAGAAATCTTTACAATTTCCTTGAGATAGGTAGAATGATCCTTATCCTTCAGCTTCTCCACCATTCGATGAAGCGTATCAAAGATGAGTCCGCCATGCTCGGCATACTTCTCCTTCGAACCCTGCTTTGTAATATTGCTATCAAGGTTATAATAACAAGCAAGTGCATACTGAGCAGAAGTATACATCACATACACAGTACACTCGTATTCCATGATAATGAGATCGGACTGTTTGGAATATGCATTCTCATAGTACTGTTTGTATGATCTCAGGATGGACACTCCGCCCTCAATGCTATCAGCTACCTTATTTGCAGTTGTCTGCTTCATTTCTTTTAGAACTCGAATCGATGTTTCAAGTTCTGTAATATTCTTAAAGTTATCGATATTGCCTTTTGATGCACGAATATCACTATCTACCTTTGTTAGCTTCTTCGTAGTGAATTTCGATACAATCTTTCGTGTAAGATTCTTAATGAGTTTAAGAAATTTCCCACCGAGAGCTTTTACGTCAACAGAGGCTTCTGTATATGCAGTAGTCCCTTCAGTATATCCCTGCATGAAGATATCCTGAATATCATATTTCAAATTCTTCGTATACATTCACAACATCTCCTATATCAACGATTGATCATCTTGCTAAGTTCTGAACTGATTCTAGAATTATCCTGCTTCTGGATCTCAGCATCGAGAGAAGCAATGGACTGAACATCCCAATCGACATTTCCATCAAAATACATCTTCATCGTTCCAGCAACTTCATCAACAATTGTCAGTGCGATAAGGAATAATGATTGGCAGAATTTTGCGGTTACTGTAGGATCTCCGAGATCAATACCTGTATTATCTCGCAGGTAAATCACATCTGCCTGAGAAAGAACCATGGTACCATTTGGAATTGGAAGTGCCTTTCCACGAACATTCATGATCGTCCCAGAAAGTTTCTGATAATCTGCCAGTTGCTTTAGTGTCGAAAGCCATGCGTTGCTCTTCTTAAGAGCTCTTGCAGCATTCTTCTTAATATTCGAAAGATTGAGGAAATAATCCTTTGCTGAAATTTCTCCACTTGTATAACGAACCTTCTGAAGCTTTCGATTGGAACCATTTACAATATCTTCCAAATCATCATTTAAATCCTTCAATTCAACTGGATGAAGAACGGTCTTAACACCGATGACATAGGTAACAGCATCGCGAATTTCCTTACCATTTCGAATTTTGAATGTTGCCGAAATTGCAAATGGTGCAAGTGAATTCCACTTACGAATTTCTACATCCTTCAGAACGGACGGATGTGGCTGTGCCTTTGGATCCTTTGGAGGAGGTACTACAGTAGCACCATTATTTGGTTTTGCTTCTAGATAGCTAAATCCAGTCAATGGCGGATTTGCGAGACGAGCACTCTCGCTGATGAAATATGCCATTTCTTTTGTTGGTGCAAATGCATTGCATTCAAGAATGAGATTATCACTAATCTCAAACACACGATGTAATGACTCAATCATTAGGGAATCGAGCTCATCAATTCCATTGGATGACTCACCATACATGTTGCTTGTTGCCGTCATTGGGTTGATTTTTGTACCATATCCAGAAGAGTCAAGATTGATATGGAATTGGCGGAGAAATTTCATCCCGTTCGCATCTTCTTGGTCAATGATTGGATGTTGTGCAAGTGCAGACTGGACAAGTGATGCATAATAACGCTCAAATGTTTTCCCAATTACTTGTGCTTCATTGATACGAATTGATTTTGTAATATATATTGGAAATTGAAGAATTGATTTAGATGCTTTTGAAATGATACTCGTTACCGGCGACATATTCTTTTTAACAGATGAAAACATCGAGTTGACTGATTTCGCGCTCTTAGCAGCATCATACAACTGATTTTCAATCTTACCGAGATCGATAACATTCTTAGGCGTGGCCATACTAATTACTCCTTTTTATAAAAAATAAAGAAACAAGCCCAACTTTATTAAGGTTTTGTTTCGGGGCGTGCAAAAAAGATGACGATTATTCGTCATCTTTCACCCATGCCTCCATGAGCAATTCTTGGATTACTTCATCGGACTCATGCGCATCGACATCAACACCGATTTGAATCAGTTTCTTGATGCGCTCTTTTCGATTCATGTGATCAAGCAGATTTAATCTTCCGGAAGCAGTTGAAGCCATAGAATCGTCACTGGCTTCTTTTATTTTTCGTTGAAGTTTAAGAATGGAATCTCGAATACGTTTTGGGTTCCATTTGATCGGATCGACTTCTCCTTTATCAAATAATCGATTCAAATCAATTACCGGAATCTTGAAACGCTCCCTTACATATTCTGCAAGGATTTTAAGATACACATATTCTTGATCGGTTGTAAGTAAAACAACGTCGAGATGTTCGCTAAATGGTTCTACAATCGAATGGTATAGAGTATTATACTCTAAATCCAAATCTTCATAGAATCCTTTTTTTAACGCATCCAAATTCTGTGTATCGATCCAAATATTCTGATTTTCGAACGATGGAAATAGTGCATTTGCACTCGCAACGGACAGCAGATTATTCCCTGCAATCATCCCAGCAGATATGATTCGATATTCCAGATAGGATAATTCATCTCTAGTGAAATAATCAATCATATGCATGAGAAATTTCTCATGACTTACAATGTAGATCATATCGACTCCTTTCCAAAAATGAAATACATAGGAAGGGGAATGATTCCCCTTCCTACATAAATCACCTTTTACTTCTTGCGACGAATCGGAGCAAACATTTCTGTATCATCATCCTCATCGCTTGCAAAATCTCCGTCGGACGGACGAGCTGCTTCTGATGCAAGATCTGTTTCATATGGATCTACTTTAGCAGCCCAAGTGGGATCGTTCTCGATGTCTTCGTGATCGTGCTCATCTGCAACCTCTTCATCTTCTGAATCGTTTGATCCGAATGATGTTGCCGCACGCATCATATCATCGTCATCAACTTCAGTATCTTCCTCGAACGCATCATCATGTTTCTCAAGTACCGGCATTTCCCAGAGATACATGAATTCCTGCATCTTGGAATACCGATCCAAGATATGATAGAGCAGGAGAAGAAGTTCTGCGTTGAGCTCCACAGGTTCGCCGGTATCAAATGCAGCTACTCTCGCCGTCTTGATGACAAAGTCACCGCTGTAGATGCTGTAGAGACACGCCATCTCTTTTTCACCCGTTGGAGAAATCTTGATGTCGCCATCGAAGAACGATGCAAACTTCTGAAGGACTGCATCCATATCCAGATCATCTTCGACATTAATGTCGCCGATATCTCGGATGTAGATGGGAATTTCTACGAGACGTCCGTTGTGATCAACGAACTTTACGTAGATATTATCTGAATCAAACTTTGACAGCTGCATCTCAATCACGATATGATTCGGATCGAGATTTGATTGCACAGATGTATCGTGATCATTCTTCTTTTCAGTTGTCGCCGGATGAACCGTTACCGTTGGTTTCTCTGACGGGATTTCTGTTTTACTCGGTGTCAGTACTGCAGCACCAAGTGATTCAGCGAATGCTTGCTGTAGTGCAGCATCCAACTCCTTCTTGCAATAATATGCAAGAATGGACTCTGTGATGTCGCTCGGAAGATCGACATCAACAACACGTGTTTCGGCGTAATCCGATACGTAGCGAAGTGCAACCTTCTGCTGTTCGCTTTCCAGTTTGCACGTGCCACTATACTTCTTGCCGACTTTGACAAATCCGGCCGCCTGCATAATGCCATGATAGATGGCATTTCCGTAATCCTTGCGATATTTCGACAACGGACTCTCTGGAAGAACGACTTTCTCCGTCAGCGAATTCGCAATATCCGACGCCAATGGCTGGAACATCCGAACATCCTTCAACGGACTCTCCGCCAGTTCAACAGCATCCCAGATTTCATCCAAGGATTCATCCTCTGGTTCCGGATTACTGACAGGGATTGGGGTGGTAACAACCTTCACCGGCGGCTTTGGAATATCATCTGTCGGGATAGACTTCTTCAGCGGAATGAGATTGACCTTAATCATTTTCAATTTTCCTCCTTAAATTAGACCATATTCTCTATTAATAGAATATATAATTTATAGTGGATATGGCATAACGAAAGTATCAGGTTCGTCTTCGACTTTCTCTTCTTCTACTTTTTTGATCACCTCTTTCTTATTTCGTTTTAGATAGGAAGACCTTGTTTCATCCAATACCGTATTGGTATGTGAATGTGTTAGTAAGTATCCTCGATCGGTTAGCTCACCGATTTCATGATCATGAAGATCATTTCCGATTTTCAATCGGATATCAGAGAAATCATACTTCTTCCCACAATGAGAATTGTTACAGAAAAGCTGTGTGAAGTCATCGTTTGGTGTCAGAATACCAGTGCCGCACTTATCGCATGTGAATAGTTTGGATGATACGCGATATACATATGCAAAATCCAAACACACGGGTTCTTCCGTACCAATTCGAATTCCCCAATTTGAATAATTCTTTTCGCTAATTCCAACATCGCCGATGAGAAACACCGATGACCAATTCTTCAGAATCTTTCGAATCTTATCCTCATATTGTTTCATCTCCAAATAGGAACCGAATACCTGGATATATTCGCAAACGAGGATGGTATAATTCGAAGATATTTCATGAACTCGAATTACTCCGGGTTGGAGTAGCTTTGCCATGGCAAATTCTTTTGCATTATCAATCTTCCCATCCGCATCTGTTGCGAACTTGATAACATATCCTTTGAGTCGAATTGTATATCGATTTGTCCCCGGCCCCAATTGTACAATATCATCGATTCCATATTTTCGCAACAACAAGATGAGCTCTTGATGTTTTTCTTTGTTATGGATATCTCTTCGTCTACTGAGTAAATCCAGATCGACGCGTAACCCAAATGGAATGATTTCTTGAATTAGACTTCGAAGAATCTTCTCCATTATTTATCTCCTCCATCAATCAAATTTATCCGACATATACATTTGTAACATGCGTACTTCATCCATACCGGCAATCCATTCAATTTTACCAATATGACTGTGGATGACATATTCCAATACTGGGTATAATTGTAGATCCTTCATCAGTAACGACTCCCATTTTCGTTTTAGAAAGGGAGCCATTTCATAGATCGTCTGGTATCCAACATGCCCATTACACAGATCAGCAACTTCATCATCCAAGAACTGTCGTTCCGCATCTGTGACTGGAAATGGTATCGTAATCGATCCTTTCTTTCGCGGATGCTTTGTCATCAAATATCCAACCTTAATTTGTTCATACATGTAATTGGATATGAAATCACGAGCATCTTCATATGTAGTATCGATCCGTTTCAATTTCATTCGTTTCGAATTATGAAATTTTAGATACCACTTTGCAAGTTCTTTGTCATCCGTCCATGCATGCGTAATGACTTCCCGATCAGCATCAAACGTTATGCAATAGATGGTGATCTGATCTCCTTCCGAATAAGTTTTCATTATATCACATCCGATCCCTCATCACCTTAATGAAAGCTTCCGCAGAATATATTATCTTGGATAACAATCCTGAGGATAGATATTGATTCCGCAATGGAGCTTTCGCCAACATCATGGATAGTTTTGTATCATAGTCAAGAGAAGAGATGTCATCGTATACCGCATCCAAATAAGCGCGTGCGTCATCCTCTTCACTCCCATACATCTCCTCCAACTCATGCGGATAATATCCAATCGTTTGCAATGGAATTTGATATTCATCCAGTAACAATTCATACATCGTTACATATGCATGAATATCATTCCCATTATCCACCTTATCCATAGAACAGTAATCTTTTAACTGCAATGCCAAATCTTTCTCAAAGAGATTCAATTCGCGCTTTGTCGTTAAAAGAATCATATCATATCCCGATTGGGATGGAAGGGATATCGTATCCAACATATAGAGAGATGCATTCGTATCCAATACTCCTTCCATCAATTCGAGATCGCGATATTTCCCAACCTTTACAAGATATTTGGATTTCTTTCGTTGCTTCAAAAATGTCTTAATTGCTTTACGGTAGACAGACCATCCATAAAATTCCTGCCGAAACATCCCATGCGCTCGGATGAATAGAAGATATACTTTTTGATCGGAATCCACATGACACCCCTCCTTTCATTATAATATATAAGATAATGGGTTGGGGTTTATACCCCCAACCCTATTGCATTGTAATGAGTTTCACAAATGGTGTTATCACATGGATCCAATTATAGTATGGATCAAGTTCCATTGATTTGTTATTGAATTCGAGGTAGTACGCTTCATCCAACAGATTTGATTTATATCGGCGGATGAATGATTTTAAATATCGTTTCACTCCACTATCATGCGTTTCCAATTTTCCCATCATATCATTGATAAACGCAATCATATAGAGTTTGTGTTTGTAAATTCCGGATTCACCGATCCCTTTGATATCCAATGTCTCATCATTATAGTATAACTCAATATTATGATTCTCGACAAATCTCAAATATGAACTATACTCATTCTTGATTCGGAATTGAATCATTCCGAATTTTGTTTTAAAACATTTCTTAGTGACGAAGAATGCATCCTTCTTGACCGAAATGATTTCATCGTCCTGAATATCATTTTCCATTAAGAATATTTTACGACAGTATGCGAATTTCTCTGATAAGCGCTTCGAGAATTCTTTATCGTCTCGCTGGAGTTTTCCGATTTCAATGGTTTGTTTCATCTTTTCCATCTTAGATAAATCGCGAATAATATCCTGAGATAAAAGATGGAATTCATTGATAATACTGAACCCTGCATTCTTCATATCATATTCATAAATTGGATGATCAAAGAGGTATTCGATATCCGGATTCAAATAGGTTGTCATATTTGGTTGATACATATTTCACCAACTTACAACTTTTGATATTCTTTCTTTGATAGTTGTTTCCATGCATGTTTAGAATCATTCCACTGACGATCGAGATATCGCAATAGGTATTCTTTGCATGCAGGATCAACAACTTTTACCAACACCTCAATGCGATTTGCAATCTTCGGGGAACGCAGATCCAAGGAACCGATATAAATTCTTGGATTCTTTTTTCCAAACTGATAAATTCTGGCATGCTCCAGTTTATCCCATACAATTGACTTGATCGTCATTTTCTTCATATATGAATTTGGAAATTGTGCACCAGAACGAATGATTGCATCAATTTTTACATCGGCATGTAATGCATGCCCAATTTTTCCTTCCAGATATTCATCATCAATTCCATTGCATTTAATTCGAATATAACCATCCTTTCCTTTCTTGATTTCATAATCAAATTCTTTGGTGAATCGTTCAATGAAATTATTTCCCGTGGCCAATACCTCATTGAATAATTTTAACTGCTCATCGGATGATTCTGACAACAATACACGAAACAATCGTTTGATGGAACATACGATTGATGGATTGGTTGTAATGTATGACATATCACAATACTGAGATGACGTTGTCGTATTGTAATTTCCTGTTCCAATCTGTGCAATGGAAAATGTATCAAATTCCATCAGACATAGTTTGGAATGAGTTTTAACTCCATACTCAAAGTTATGGAATTGAATATGAACCCCAATCTCATGCATCCGTTTTGCCCATTGCATATTCCGTTTCTTTTCTCCAAATGCATTTAGCTCTATATTCACATAAATTTCAACTCCGCAATTTCGTGCAATCTGAAATACTTTAAACAAGGATGGATTATCCCCGATGCGATATAATGTCATATATAGAGATTTCATTCCATGAATAACCCCATCGAGAATGAGATGGTAGAAACTCCGAATATCATATTTTGGATATTCCAGAATGTAATCATGATCAAGAATATCTTGTACAATCAATGGGTTCAGAGGAACCGGAACTTTTTCACATCCTTTGTTGAAATATTTCATGATACTATCCATATACAAATGAGGATGTTTCCAGAGAATGGGCGCAGATATATATTTGCGTAGTAATTGAAAATTGCCGTAATAGTCGATTCGATTTACTTTTGATCGACGATGATGTTTAATTACACGCACAGAACATACATTTTTTGTATTATATTTCGCAATAATTCTTCGATGAATATCGTTAATATTAAACCACGATGTTCCATTTGATTTCTTTAATCGGATGATCCCAAATTGTTTCCCTTTCTTAAAAATGCTATATACTGCATTGGAATCGAATGGATACCGACGCATTTCCTCTTTCTTTACAAATACAACTTTACTGAGAATATTATCAATTGATTTCATATCATGTTTTATATTCTGATAGGATTCCAGAACATCATCGATTCCTTTGATATACCGATGAAATTGCTGTAACATGATTTTATATAATTGCCCGCGCATAAAATATTTCTGGCATAATTCAATTGCATTCGTGTATGTAATATGATAAAAGAATAATTTCTTTGCTGGATTTGTCGCAATCGAACCATTATACCAAACACGATCTTGAAATAACAATTGCTGTAGAATCATAATATATCCCTCCTATCTAAAGAATATATAATAATTAAAAAAATAAGCAGGGGAAATTTCCCCTGCCCATTCTTATCGGTCACGCAACGATGCCGGCGAGCTTGAACGCATTCTTGATTCGTTCTGGGAGCGTGTTCACATCCGCGCTCGGCTGATACGGAACTGCCGCTTCCCAACGATTGCGACCATCCACAACCGGAATCACATCGAACTTATCCCCGTAATCAATGATACTCCATGCCGGCTCATCCCTTTCGATGACATTGATCTGTGAACCAGAGTGATAGATGTGGAGAATTTCTTCTCCATCAATCTTGAACAGACCGTACTGATCGACAGGCAGGGAATGTGCCTGGATAAACATCTCTTTGAGCGTCATGATATTTCCTCCTAAATAGAATGGATTACTCTATGAAGATAATATATCACCGTTATAAGTCGGGATCCGAGAGATATAACTGGCGATCAAATGGATGCTTGGGTTTCTGATCCACGTATATTTCCGCATTTTTCCCACCCAAAATCCTTTGTAGAATCCCGATCAATCTCTTTGATGTGAGTTCCCCGGAATTTGTCATATCCTCCTGTCCGTGAATATCCCACTGCCAAATACTACCACATTCATCGATGGATGTAAATACGTGCCGCTCTGTAGTATTCGTTAACGGATTAATGCGCAATGCTTTAATGGCATTTGTATCCGTTAAGAATTTCATCCATAGTTCGTCGTCGTCTTGAAAATCCGAGAGGATGAGAAGTTCATCTCGATACGATGCTGGCAGAAGTTCTCTGGGAACATTGACGCGTAACTGATTCCCGGGCGAATGGACGGAGATATGGATATTGAATTTAACTCCACCTGATATCCATCGCAAAAGACAATAATCAGGACGATTGTCTTTGATTAGCTTCAATATCTCTTCGCTTTCAAGACGCGATAGACTACAACGATTCTGACCAAAGCGACGACAGTATCGATCTCCGGCGAAGTGCTCATAAACCCTCACTTCCTCATTCTTGAGTTCGATTTCAATTTTCTTCGTATATACGGAACGAGCCAATCGAAGAAATGTATCATCGGAACAATTGAACGATACCCGTTTATATCCGTCGAATCGGATTCTCGGGAATTCCTTAAATTGTAAAATTTTTCTGCTCATTTAAATTGATCCTCCAATTCAAGTTTGTATCCTTGTGATAGAAACGCGTTACGGGTTAAGGTGACGCGCCATTCATCCTCACCTTCATGTGAGATTTGAAACAGCTGATCTTTTTCATCCGCAAGATCACGATATGGTTTACAGTAACCATTGATCATGACCGGAATTTCCTTGTGCAGATATTCGAACAATTCAACTCCAGTCATGTATACGAAAGAGACAATTTTATTTTCAAAATGCCATCGGTCTACTTCACGCTGAAGATACATATAGGAACTATTCCCATAGTCCAGCGTAAGTTTTTCAATGCGATGGGATTGAAGAAATTTTAGAAACTGCCTCCCGTCGATAAGAAATGTGATATATCGATCTTTCATCAATCGAAATTCTGTCACACCGCGAATCTTATCAAAGAATGCTTTCATCTGATTCAACCTCCTATTGCACGATGTGTAATATATACACTCTTAATTGTATTGACCGGAATTGATTTCAGAGCTGTTCGAAGCGCATCATCACTCATCGGCTCTGAAATTTTTTCATGATCGATCGACATCTTTGCAATCCATGCACCATCCAATCTGCGCTCGAAAAAGTATCGAACGTATGCATGTATTTTTGGATTTTTCACAATAACATGGAGAAGATGTATTTGGGAAAGATCGAAATATTCGCTCAACTCTCCATTGAGAATCGATACCGGATAAGAGTAGATTGAATCGTAGAGAGTCCATGGAATACCCATATAATATCGACCATCATTCCTGGTCAATCGCAGAGTATATTCATATTCTTTTTTGAGATACGGCTTAAATGTAAATTCGGCATGGTGGCTATAGTCGACTTCAAATCGACGCATGAGTCGACTGGTCGCTTTCAGATCAGTAAATTTATACTGTCCCCACTTATCCGTGATAAGCCATCCCTTTATTGCTCCTTCCGGACGCTCGAATAGCTCACTATCTTTAACACCTGTATACTTTACAGAGATAATTCGCCGAGACTGCATGAATCGATGAATATCTTTTCGATTCACTGAAACGAAAGTGTATCCGGGTGTCAAATATGCAACACGAAGCATAGCTGTACATCCCGACGGTCGAAGTAATTTACGCACGAATAATCCTCCTCATTATTTGTCGTATCAAAAATAAAGAGGGATGTGAAACCATCCCTCCCGTAGATCTTACTCGTCGATCATCCATCCGTTATCCTTGCTTGCGCCCACAAGGAACTTTCCATCTCCGACACATTCGATGGAGATGTGGCACTCCTCGTAGATCATCTCGAGGATTGCATCTTTGATCACATCGTCCTTGAACGTCTGAGGCTCGCTCAACAGATGGTATGCTGCTCGCCAGACCTTGTCCTTGTCGCGCAAAATCACGGAAAGATCCGCAAGACGCATCGGCGGCATCGCAATAGAGATGGAACCATCGTCATCGATGAGAACGACGTCGGAGTTCACGATCTCATACAGATCCTTGCCGATCGTCAACGTACGTGTAAATGTATACACGTAGTTGCGATACATTGCATCGTACTCGCTCGTGAGTCGGTACGGGTTTTCCCGCTTTGTGCGGAATGCTTTCTTCAGTACACCCAAACCTTCCGGCGCGATGCAGAGTGCGGCGAGAAGCTGATGTACCCCAACCTTCTCGTTGAAGTAGATCATTCCATCTTCGAATACGAGAATGGAGAATTCCTGGGAACCTGCATCCGACAGAGTGCAAAACTTCTTGTTGATCAGCGACATTGGCATAATATATCCCTCCTAGGATAAATGAACATCTTGGTATCCCTCGTATAGAAATAATATATAACTTGTATTCTACGATAAAAAATTATAGGAGGGAATCATCCCTCCTATAATTCATTTCAAATATTACTGCTTTTTGATATCGGAGACAATTGCATTCTTCTCTAGATCAGAGATCTTGTTGTTGTGAACTTTAATTGCTTCCTTTACACCAATCATATCGGCCTTCATATAATTAATATGATCAACCATATTCTGGAAATTCTTCTTGATCTCTTCCCCGAGAAGACGATCGTAGAAAACTGTCGTTGCAAAGCATGACATATTTACGGTAATGGCTAATGCCTTAACGATAGCCTTGAGATCATCCTCATCGATATGTTTGATCTCTTTTAGTACACTCTGCACTTCTGGCGAGTTGATGATGGCTACGGTATTCTCCGTAATCAGTTTATTCATCTGCTCGAGAATAAAATCAGCATTTGCCGTTTCTTCATTCTCAGTAGACTCTTCGGTAGATGTCTCCTCTGATGGAGTTTCCATCTCGACCTCTTCATTCTTTACTTCTTCACTCATGGTGAGTTTCCTCCTCTTCTGAATTTAACAGCGTCTTCAACCGATCGGTTGAGACATATCTTCCATAAAGATAATCCTCATAACAAGGATCATCCTTTTCATCATACAATGCATCGCTCAAAATTTGTCGCTTTACTTCCTGATAGGATAGTCCAAGCGTTGGTGCTTTTGTTTTGAGAATTGCTTGATTGATGTTTAGAATTACATATTCTGGTTCTTTGAATTTGGAGAAATCAGGGCGCTCGTATGGATTATTTGCATCCCGAACCATTCGATTGATGATAATCTCCGATTGTACCGAGCGGCATCGAATATCCGCATCAAGAAGCAATTCAAGGAAGTCCTGAGCCAGTTCATGCATATTTTCATATTTCAATGCACGCGTATCCAGAAGATCCATGATGGCATGAAGATTATCCGCCATACCATTGTTCTTTGTTTCTACCGATGCAAATCTCTCTTCCATTTCCGATGAAATGATATCAAATGGAATTTCGAAATATTTTTTGCCAGTTGTTTTATCTTCAACCAATTCGAAATATTTCATGGCCGACGATTCGATGAATGTAGATTCTTGACCATCCAAGTCAATCTGATCGTATGTCTTATTTGTCATATTATATACATAGATCGGGAATACCACATTCGAGCCAAATGTATTATGGTCCATAGTATCATTCTTATTCACCGGAATAAGATTTTGTTCTTCAATACGAATGGAAAGTTTTCCTTTCACATCAATCCCGTCTTCATCATTGATATAAATATCACCAGATAGATATTTGAAATATTTGGAGAATGTTTCACCGAATGTCAACGGATTCGCTTTTGTAAAGAGTAGATGCTTTGTAGATAGAATACCCTGACCGACTGGTTCGGAAAATACCTCCGTATTATAGATTGCCATACCAGGCATATTGGATACGAGGTGTGCATCATTTCCGTAGCATACATGACAACATTCATTCCCAAGAGCACATGTTGCAACATGGCGTACCCATACATGTTTCCCGATGAGATGTTTATGGGTATGATATTTGATCAATTGAACCGGTTCGCCTAATGTTTCTGTTCCCCATTTATTTTCCAATGCATGGAGAAATTTCCCATCCCGCACATAATATTTGATCATGTGTTTTGTACCACAATCATACACGGTGCTGGATAATGTTAGCGTACGCGCCAATATGATCAGGTTGCGTGCCAAATATCCGGCATCTCCCATAAAGGACTTGTTTGCGATGGCAGACAGTCGAGACCCTGTTGCAGCGATATAGTATGTTGCCGGATCGGTATACCCGGTTGAGAATCCATTCCCCTTCATTGTATATGGAATAACATTTCCAGAAATATCCGGAATCTGTCCATAAGAGATGAACATTTCCTGTACTTGTTTATCCTTAATATGATTTCCTGCTTTGGAAATATACCAGATCGGATTCTTTGTTTTTGCAAACTCTGCAATCAATTCGCGGTTCTTTTGTGCAAGGAATTGTTCCACTTCAGATGTTTGCATAGTGTCTGGAACGACAAGATTATTCAGTTCTCGAATCTTTTCTGAGTTCTTATAATCATTCAAGAATACAGACTCGAGTGTCATGATACATGCCTGATCCAGTGCTGCAAATTCAATCGAAATTTTCTGATAACGCTCAATGAGAGTTTTGAATAATTTGGAATAATCGCTATATGGAATACCGTAGTCGATCAATACTTGAAGAACTTTGGATTCCAATCCAAGTCGTGTACGTTGATTGACCATCTGCTCCAGCATGAAGCTACGGTCTAGCACTTTAATTTCGGTTGAATAAAGTTTTTGTACTTCATTCAGAATCACCAATGGTCTCCATGCATTTAGATTAATCAACATCTTTTGCGGAGATAATGCATATATCTTTTCGTCTTCCGGATAAAATTTGAATTTGATCCGAAAATCTTTACACATTGGCTTTTTATAAATTGCACATGTTAATATGTAAATTTTATCATATAAATCATCGAATGCATCGAATGTCTTAAAATTTGAAATGATTAATGTGGATGGAAATTGTTTCTCACACTCTTCTGTAGTATTTATGATTGGGATTGAATATTGCATGAAATTGCCCTCCAGAAAGTAAAATTAGTCTTACGTTGAAAATATATAATAAAAAAATATTATAAAATAAATTATATGTATTATATATTAACGCGTTAACATAAAGGGGTTATCGAAAATATCATGGAGTTAATAATTAAACCAACATCTGCATGTAATTTTAAATGTACATTTTGTAGTGCAGCAAATCTGAAAATAAAACATTCACTATCAAAAGTTCCAGAACAATTGAAAGAATTAATTTGTAATTTAAAACCAAATAATATTATTTTTACCGGAGGGGAACCAACTATGTGTTCTCCTGAATACTACAATGAAATTATGTCATTTACGGATTGCAAGATATCCTTTACATCGAATTTAAAAAATTTTTATTTAGATCCGGATGCCTGGACGCCTCTTTTTAAAAATCCACGCGTCGGAGTAGCTACATCATTTCAATATGGTACCGGAAGGCTATGGGATATAAATACGATATACAGTGAAGAAATGTTTCGGAATGTTCAAAACTTATTCTATGAACGGATTGGATATTCCCCCTCATTCATTACAGTTATTACCAATGATAATGCCGATCGATATTTTGACCATATTCTATTGGCGAAAGAACTTGGTACAATGTGTCGATTAAATAGTGCAAATAGAATGGGGAGACAAGGATCTTACTTCCCTCGTTATAAAATATTTCGTATGTGGATCAATATCATTGATCGTGGATATGAAAAATATGAGGTTAATTGTTCCGAGAGACATACTGGTAGATGTCCGTTGAATTCAAATGGAACATGCGAATCTTGTATTCGAGCAGTATATATAACCCCTCGAGGAGAATTAATATATTCGAATTGTGAAGATAAATTAAATCGCAATGAAAAAGAAGTAATTCCAATCGATAAAAAGCCAATGGTAACATCAACATCCGTAATTCGACCAAATGAAGTCATCTCTAAGAAATGTTATTCTTGCGATTTATTCTGGATTTGTAACGGATGTACAACAAATCGAATTGATGCAAAAGAGGATCCAAATTATTGTAGGGAAATGCTTGCATTGAAGGAAGAAATTATCAATCATGGATGGCATATATAATATTAAAAAGGAAGGGGATATCCCCTTCCTTTCATTTCATTTTTCTATGCTTGTATTAAATCATCATACATGTATTTACATGCCATGCAGGACATACATTCATGAGAACATCTCGATTTTATTTTTTGAATTTCCATGAATTTTGCATACCTATTATCATCATGAATATCAATATTATATGCAAATGTTGTTCGATCATCGGATGTCCAATAAGATAATAATCTTGCAATATTTACCAATGACAATTCTCTCGTTGATAATTTAATGCAATCGATCCATGGATTATATAAAAGATCTTCTTTGTATAATGCTACCGATATTAATCGTACCCAAGGAGAATGATTCATGATCAACTCGCATCGATTTGTGATACCAGATCCGCTTGCACAACAGCTGATTTTATTTGAAGATAATAATTCTACGATATCTTTCTTTTGATAAAGACATCTTCTATTTACAATATATTTTACTTTTATATTATTCCGATGGAGATATTCGAAGAAAGAATCCGTATACATAGAACGAGACGGCTCATCGATATTAATCGCATGGAGTTTTATATTTGAATCTTCGATTTCTGATGTATTGTAAATTTTTGAATGTGTCGATAGATCTATTTCTATATCTGGAAATTCTTCTGATATTCTTTTTGCAACAACAAGATCTATCACGGTAACTCTATTTATATTCAATACAGAATATACACTTTTCAAATTATCGATATTCTGTTCAAGATGAGCATCGGGTCGATTCATAACTAAATTTAGAGGTATATTATACGTATCAACCGTTGATAATATTTCTAAAATATTGTTATCATCGATATGCCCGCCAGGCATTGTAAATAGATTTGAAAAATAAATGTCATTGATATATTTTCGATATTTATGACATAGATTAAAAAATGCTTGACCTCCAAGGTTATACCCAACACTAATCGAATTTTCTTTTATAAACACGATGTAACACCTCGTAAGATATACTATCTTAAACAAGAGTAACATTCTGATGGAATATCTCCTTGTAAGTGTTTCTGTTTAATTTGAATTACTTTATCCGATTTCAATATTTCGGACAAGGAAGATCTTTTTAATGACCCAAGGACATGTTCATCATGATGACCATAACAACACATCCGAACATTTAGATCAACATCAATGTATATTCCTTTAAATAGCGACCAGCATGGTATCGACTTTACCATGTGATCTAATTCACCACTTACACCCCCAATACCAACTTCATTATTTCCACATTGTGTTTGTAATGGAAGCCAATAATGATCGACTCCATCAAATTTTTTTAATGCAGAAATATATTCATTTTTAGAAGAATCCATTATTGTTGATATTGTTAAATGTTTTCCCATCGATTGGCATAGACGATCCAATTCATATATATTCGATATGATTTTATCATATATATTAGCAGGACTTCTTGTTTTCCAAATAAAGTCTTCAATATTTTTATAGTTCCATGATACTTTCAGACTATCAATATATTTTATTGCCGGTATGATATTTTCAATAGTTGTTGCATTTGTCGTCAGATATGTGAAATATTTGTATTTTTTCAATTCTTTGTAAAAATCTTTGAGTAGAGGATGAATCGCAGATTCGCCCATATAAAATAATCCAACTTCCCGAACGGATGAAATTGTTAATAGCTGCTGTAATATGATATTAAAATCTTCCAGTGACAATAGTTTCTGGCGAATATTTTTCTCTTTCATCGAATGATGATTACAAAATACACAATCCAGTGTGCATCTACCAGTAAGTTCAATCTTTACTGTTGTTGGTGGTGTATCTAAAGATAGATTATCGTTTCGAGATATATTAATCACCCTATTTTTTAACAGATCTGAACTCATATGCCGCCTCCGATATTATATTTATTTTTGAAATATTCTGCATATTCTCCCCCAAGTACAAGACCATTTGCATTGCATTTATCACATGGAGATATCGATCGCGGATGATGGAACATCATCATTTTTATGGAATGCAAATATTCTGTAAAATATTTTCGAATATCAATATCAAATATCGTATATTTTTTTGAATATCGTTTCCAATCTTCTTGACAAATTAAATAGGAACCATCGTAATCGATTGTAGTCTTATAGAATGGATAATAACAAATTGATGAAATGGTATTATCCAGGTCTTGATTCCATCGATTTGTTGGACTAAATTCGCTTACAGATGAATGAATGTCATGATTTCGATATATACATTCAACATTGGACGTATTATTTTTGATGATATGCTCATTATTCATATCATGAATCGATATAACAATACATGCATACTTTGCTATATTTCTATAATCAAAATTAGTAAGACCATTACTAATAATTTGCAGGTCGAATGATTGTAATATTTCGACGATTTCATTTATTTGAGGATGTAGGGTAGGCTCCCCCATACCGGAAATTGATATCATGCCGGAATATTTATAAAATGATAGTTGCCGTTTTAGTTCATGAATCATATCTAATGATGCATAATTATTAGCATTTTCAAAATAGGTACTATGAGGGCAATATTCACATTGTAAATTGCACATATCTGTCACACTCAGGCATATAGACCGGAGACATGAAAATTCATCTTCTATATTCAATTTGCTGATGCGAGATTTCATCCGTTCGATGTGTTCAGTTTCCACTCAATATACTCCTTTTTATAATTATCATCAGGATTTCCAAATCGACATAAATCGATACCATCTACAATAAAATGTTTATGCGGAATTGGAAGTTCTTTTGCTTGAAGTGTTACATAAACATAGTGCTGCGTTATAATTTTATATGGAATATTCCAATCCCAAATTGGATTTCGATGCATTATAATATTTTCTAAGTATTTGGCGGCTGCACCACAAATGTATTGCTCACGTAACAACTGAGCTCGCGTATCATACTTTTTATGATATATTAAATATCCTAATCGAAGTGCTGGGTCTGCACATTTGCTAAATGATCCGATAATAAATTCATTTTCCGCAAGTATGCGATCTTTATTTAATAGAATGCGATTCGTATATGTTTCATCAATTATTTTTATATTTCGATAACGATCAATATTCTCATGTTTGATCAAATTTGAATATGTATCAGTTGTATATATTGGATATGAATCATCAGTGATATTCAAAATAAACTTATTATTCTGGAATCTATAATCAACATAAGTATAGTTGAATCCGAATCCTTCGGCGATAACATCAACCATTGCCCATGACGGATGTTCAATATATAAATCCTTTCCTGGCAACATCATCATTGCAATCTTTAATGCATTTTCACAGCCATTTGTTAAAATAAAATTATCGATTGGGATCGAAAAATGATTCGAAAAACTTGTATAAACATTATACATATTTGGATATGTTTTATCTAGGCTTGGTTCATTTTTTATAGAAATGAATGATGGTACCGCTTCCGGTTTATATCTGTCTCGCATAAACATATAATTGCCTCCATAAATAAAAATAAGATGGGATGATACTGATGAATTTTGATAAAATTATAAACTGCAGAGAAATGCTATCGGATGACGTTTTAAGATTAAAGGAGACTGCATTTATAATATGTAATAATCCAAAATTAAAAGAAATAAGTAAATATGATGCATTGGAATTCATGAAATTATTACAGTTTGAATTATATAAACTATATGATCATCACATACAGATGTTGTTGGACCCGCATCCCGATCAGACCGAATATATATTAACCAAGAGAAAAATGTATATATTGGAAGAAATAATCATATCATTATCTGAAATTCAGATCCGTGCTATTACTTCTTCGGATATCATCGAATATATTGAATTATTATCAACGGATGATTTTCAACAATTAATTGATTCTATAACAATGATATACAATGAATGTCCAAATCTCGATATTGTGGCAAAAATTATGAAAGAATCTCTTACCAAATATAAGGTATTCAAAGGGAATAACAGATTATCAATATTACATAATCAATTGATTTATAAATTCCCATTAAGCCCTCGAGGGATATACAACAATTTCGTAGAAATTGCATTAACGGAAAAAAATATATCGGATAAATTGCATCCAATCAAATTACATTGTATGATACGAAATGTACCTATTGTATCATCAACTTTAGTGAATGTCTATGATGTTATTGATGAAAGAGATATCGTTTATTTTAAAGGAGTCATACACCAAGATATATCAAAATATAATATCAAAATTCAGGATTTTTATATAAATAATATTGCAATTCAGAATGGTAAACTAATTCTCATTGATTATGGTGACATAAAAAAAATATTTTAATAATAGGCCTCACATGAGGCCTATTATTTTATATTTCATATTTACCAATTTCAACATCAT